AGGTCCGACTTCACCCTGGGGTCCAACGTCACCTTGAGGTCCAGGTTCACCTTGAAGACCAGTGTATCCAGTGTATCCGGTATAACCAGTATAACCAGTATAGCCAGTGTAACCTGTATATCCGGTATATCCTGTGTAACCAGTATGTCCCATTATACCCTCAGGTCCAACTTCACCTTGAGGTCCAGGTTCACCTTGAAGACCAGTGTATCCAGTGTATCCGGTATAACCAGTATAACCAGTGTATCCAGTATAACCAGTGTAACCAGTGTAACCAGTATGTCCCATTATACCCTCGGGTCCGGCTTCACCTTGAGGTCCAGGTTCACCTTGAAGACCAGTGTATCCGGTATAACCAGTATAACCAGTATATCCGGTGTATCCAGTGTATCCAGTGTATCCAGTATAACCCGTATAACCAGTATAACCAGTGTATCCTGTATAACCGGTGTAACCTGTATAACCCGTATAACCCGTATAACCAGTGTATCCAGTATAACCAGTATAACCCGTATATCCAGTGTATCCAGTATAACCAGTGTATCCAGTATAACCAGTATAACCAGTAGCACCTGTATTTCTAGCTTTACCATCACTACCCATTGGTCCAGTGTATCCAGTGTATCCTGTGTAGCCGGTATATCCAGTAAAACCTGTACTTCCAACAGTATTTATAATAATATTAGGTGATTGACATAGAGCATCGTTTGGACATATATAATAATTATCAGTATTACAAGTACGATATTTTTTACTCATTTTATAAGAGATAAACATAAAATTATTGAAAAATAAAATGAATTAATAGTTATTCTCTTTACTAAATAAAAAATGATAAATCAAGTTTTCATTATAATTCTAATAATATATCTAAGAAAAATGGAAAAACAAAATATAACATATAGTATTCCTGATTTGAAACCAATGTATAAAATAAATCCACATATAGTAATTTATCATCAGTAAATTTAGAGAAATTGTAATGTTTTAATGGGTTTTGTAAATTGGGGATGGTGTGTCACCCCTTCTATATTGCATTGACCCATACAATTTGGAAGATAGACATATTTATAATATCTTAATTCGGTTTTTATACAATTTGTAAAAAAATTGAATATATCTCTATCAAGAATTATACTTTCAATTTGAATTGGTGATTTTTCTATATTAACACCATTTTTTATTAATTTTCTTTTATCAAAAGTGTTTAAAATATGTGAAAAAACAAGTATTGTTTGTTTGGGATCTAATTGTAACAAAGGAATCGTATAATTTTTTAAAAAGAATTTTTCTTCTGATGATTCTTCTTTGTCATTAAAATTTGTTATATTTAATAATTGTTTTCGAAAAACAAATGTTGCAGCCGTTGAGTGATATTTCCCAAATGATCCCAATTTCCATATCTCATTTCTATCACCATAATAAATAAGTAATTCACTTGATCCTGCAATTGAATATTGTGGATTTTGTAACAAAGATACAACTCCGTGATATACTCTTGTAGGTGGATAATAATCATCATCATCCATATATACGATAAATTCACCCTTTGCCATTGCATTCATTATATTCCTTTTTGAAGCGAGAGTTATTTTTTGAGTATATCTTACATATGTTACGTATGTAAGATCCCTTACCAAATCTTCTATGGGATCTATACCGTCATCGACAATAATCCATTCCATATTTGTAAGAGGATATGTTTGTTGTTCGATACATTTAATCAATTGAGGGATAAATGGACGTCTATTATATGTAGGAGTACATATACTAACAAAGGGGAAATTAGTATCCATTATGTTTTATAATTATCTAAGAATTAATAATGTTTATCCGCAGATATTGTAATTTATAAAGTAATACTCAATCCTCCCTGAACAGGTGTCGTTAAAGGTTTTGGGTCAATGGGTTGGTAAGTTGTTTCGTAAACAGGTGGTGGAGATGCTCGTAACTCGGGTGGTTTTAATACATATGCATATTTAGCATCTGTAAAAAAAGATATATCATTTGTATCATTGTTTTGAAATACAATACCCGACATTTGTACCCCAGCTGAATTTGTTTTTGATAAATCTACACTTATTGGGGCTGGTGGTACACTTGTTGAATTATTTGGCAATACAATTGACAATGATGTTTTATTAAAATTGATTAATGTATCTATATCGGGTGTATTTATAAAATCGTAAAAACTAGATGTTTGACAAAATGATTTATTACTTATTATATTTACGTATTCCATTATAGGTTTATAATTCAAAATATCAGGATAAGTATTGTCTATAATTATGATGAGTTTGTTGCGAAGAACGGGTAGAGACATATTTGGTATGTTTACAGGATCAACACTTGTATAATTATATTGAGCGTTTAACATATAATTTACATATGAACTAAGAATATTTGTTAAATTTCCATACATCTCTTCATTTGAACTTTTCACGCGTAGGTGAATAAATAAAGGATCTGAGTAATTTGTACAAGTTGCTTCTTGAAATGCATATGTGGCTATGGTTCTCATAACATCACTAAATGATAAATAATTATTTATATCGATAAAATTAAAATTATCATTGGATGAAGAGTAAGATACACACGGTATATTGTTTATAGAAAATATCTGTAAATCCAAACATCGAGCACCTGAACTAATTACCTTTTTCAATGAATCTAAACTAACTGTTCGATTTCCACTATCCATACAACAATCGGCTGCTGTCATTACATAATAACTTGCCAATGAATAATTGAAATCAGTGGGAGAAGATGGTATAGGCAATAGTCCATTTATATTATCCATCCCTTCTTGGGTTTTTACATTTATTATTTTGTAAAATGAATAAACTAAGAAACTTAGGATACAAGCAATAAATATACCATAATATATTTTTTTAGTTTTCAGATTGTCATAAAGTGGTATGAATAATGATAATGATAAAAGAAATACAAATGCTTCCATCCAATACATCATATCGGGTGATAATATTGAACTAAATAATTTATAAAAAATTGCTGTAATAGAGAGAATAGCATACATTGGAGTAATAAATTGTTGAAATACAAATAATCTATTATTGTTTGAAGTATTTGGTTTAAATTCAAGTAAATTAATAATGAGAACAATAATCCATCCAACAAAAAACCCAAAAACGTCATTTGGTGGGTTAAATATTTCATAAACAAAAAAACATATAATTGAAAAAAAGAAACATAACCAAACAAGTTGCATTTCAGTTGTCATTTGTTGGAATATTGTATTGATAAAACTATCAATGGTTAATATTTGACACTTGGTATTATTCATCATATAATATAAAATGCTTAAAATTTCGTTGTTACTCAAAATAATAATATAATATTCAAATGCCAGGTGGTTTAATGAATCTCGTTTTTGAAAGCCAACAAAACTGTTGGTTGAATGGAAATCCAACCAAAACATTTTTCAAGTCTACATATGCTAAATATACCAACTTTGGATTACAAAAATTTAGAAATGATTATGATGGTTCGAAATTTCTTAGATTGAATGAGGAATCGACATTCGATTTTAAAATCGGTCGTTATGGTGATTTGTTAATGGAAACTTATATTACTGTAACATTACCTAATATTTGGAGTGGAATTCTTCCACCTGTTTATGAAAATGGTCCTTGGAGACCATTTGATTTTAAATGGATTGAAAACATTGGTGCTAAAATGATTTCTCGAATCACGGTATATTGTGGAAATCAAGAAATTATACATTATTCTGGGGACTATTTATTGGCACAAGTACAACGAGATTTTTCTATTACAAAACGTAAATTATTTGATGAAATGACTGGAAATGTTCCTCAATTAAATAATCCAGCATATTATGGATTAAACAACGGAAATTATCCGAGTGCTTTTTATATATCAGAAGATTACATCCCTGAACCATCCATTCAATCTAGAGTCTTATATATTCCTATCAATAATTGGTTTACTATGAAAAGTCAAATGGCATTTCCGTTGATTTCTTTGCAATATAATGAACTTCATATAACGGTTACATTTCGACCCATATCTGAATTATTTGTTATTCGTAATGTAGATGATCCCGAAAATAATTATCCATACGTATCTCCTAATTTCAATGATCCGAATATGAGAATAGCTCGTTTTTTGCAACCCCCGCCCAATTATACACAAGATTTAGCTTCTTACAATGAAAAAACAAGTTGGAATACAGACGTACATCTAGACTCAACATATTGTTTTTTATCCGATGAAGAAAGAAGATTATTTGCATTAAATGAACAGAATTACTTGATAAAACAAGTATATGAACAAACATTTTATAATGTAACAACAGCACAAAGAATTGAATTAAATTCAAATGGAATGGTTTCAGCGTGGTTATTTTATTTTCAACGAAGTGATGCAAATACTCGTAATGAATGGTCTAATTATACGAATTTTCCATATAATTACCCACCTGAATATATAACACTTGCTCCTGATACAGTTATTATTGATGGTCAATCTGTTCCTGGACCGGGAACAGACCATTTATATAATACAATTACAACTTCGATTGATAATACAAAAAATATATTAATAGATATGGGTATACTTTTGGATGGTTCTTATCGCGAAAATACCCAATCTGTTGGTATTTACGATTTTATTGGTAAATACATACAGACACCTGGTTCTGCACCCCAGGGATTGTATGTATATAATTTTGAATTAAATACAGGTAATATAATGCAACCAAGTGGTGCTATAAATATGGTAAGGTTTCACGATATTGTGTTAGAATTTAATACAATTGCTCCACCATTGAACTTACTAGCACAATCTACGGTAATATGCGACCCCGAAACAAAACAAATAATAGGTGTGAATAAAAATATGTGGAATATATATCAATATAATTTCGACCTTCACTTTTTCGAAGAAAGGATAAATATACTCACATTACAAAGTGGCAATGCTGGTATGAAATGGGCATATTAGGATTTTTAATTATAATATTTTATTTATTTTCTTAGAATGATTATATTTTACAAACGATATATGATAATATTATTTATTCTTATCCATAAGAATGTTTTATGGATAAGAATATCGAATAATTGGACAAATTATTAAAACAGTATGATATATACATACTTTATGAGTTCAACGACAAATACAGATGATGAAACACCTGATTCTAAATTTATATCTAATATACAACAATCAATTGTTACTGTATGTACAATGATACTTATATCATCTATTTTGTCATATATTACTGTAATTATTAATTCTATGTCAAATATATCTTTTGTGAGTGATCCACATTTACCTCCTCCAGCTATAGATGAAAAAGATATGAAAAACAAAGTTGTAGATATTTTACAGATTATAACACAAACACCCAGTTTGTGGTCAAGGATAGATATACGTAATAATTTATTGAATCCTATGAAATGGATTAAACCATCTAAGATAGAAGAAGCTTATAATATGTTTATTTTAATTGAACCTATTATAACCAAGTCAACCAAAGAAGATTCACAAATATATTTCAATAACATTTATCGTGCAATTTTAACATTACCTAAATTACGTTCCTTGTATAATTACTTTACATCACCACCTTGGAATAAGAATGTTCCTGATATGGATGAAAATATTAAACATATATATAAAGGTGATACATCATCTACAACCACAACTTCTTCTTCAGATATAAAATATGACTGGGATACATCTATTTCACATTATATTTCTTATTATATATATTCTGTAATATCAGAAACAGTAAATACAAATCTATTTCTTTATCATACATTTTTTTCATATTTCGGTAAATGGACTGAGACATATTTATTTTTGTTATATTCTATTTTTGGAACGATTATTATGTATGTAATGGCAATTGTATCCACAATTGTCCTTTTTGTTACAAGTATTGTTGAATTACCTAAATTATTTTCCGATAGACGTGTTGTTGATAATTACAACCCAGACTCATCATTCCCACCTCTTACCGTGGAATGGTCTGTAAATTCATTACAATTTATAAATCCGTTCAGGTTATTTGTAGTATGGTTGTTTGCGTGTGGATATTCCATTATATTTTTATTTGTATCTTTATTCATATTTGTATTGACGTTATTTATTCCATTGTCATTAACAGGTAAAGTATCGAAATATATACAAACATATACAAATGGGTGTAAATTTATGTTTGAAAATTCATCAAATGAACAAAATAAAAATATACAACCATCGTGTAAAGATGGAAATTCATATAAACCAATTACTTTTCAATTGCAAAATACAGCTACTTATTTTTGGTATTTAAGAAACTTTCTTTATAGAAACAAAAACTATATATTCTATATTTCAATATTATATACGATAATAGATATTACCGTCGCATATAACGATTCAACACATTTACTCTCATTTTTAGTATGTGTATTGGTTATGTGGTTACTGGGGTTATTTGGATATAGTGTTGACAAAAAATATTCAACAGAAATTTACAATAAATATTTTAATAATACAAACGCAAATTAAAAGTTAAATAATTGAGAGATTCCAACCTTTTTTGACTTTTTAACACCCTTTTTTTGTTTACTTCTTTTATTTTTTTTTGTATTGCGAATTGACTTTTTTATACCTGATGTTAATCGTTGAGTTTTTGTCCGTGTTCTTGTTTTCGATTTCTTTTCAGTTGAATTATCTTTCAAACTACTCTCACGTTCAATACTATCACTCTCGCGTTCATTACTATCACTCTCGCGTTCATTACTATCACTCTCACGTTCAATACTATCACTCTCACGTTCATCTTCGTCTTCATCTTCATCACTATCACTGTTACTATCACTATCACTATCGTCATCATAAACGTCATCGGATTCTGTCGTTTCATCCTTATCGTCGGTTTTAATTGATTTACTGGGGGTATATGTGTTTACCCTTGACGAATCTCTAAGAAAATTTCCAGGTGAATATTTTAAAAAATACTTTTCTTGTTCTTCTGCATTGGGATGTCTTTTCAATTCATTATACTTTGAATTTAAAACCTGTCGTAATTCTTCTCTTGTTTCTTCGTGTCCTTTACAATTAACAACGAATCGTTTTAATAAACCTTGTTGACTAAGTTTATTTTGTTCTTGTATTTCAAATAAAAATTGAGCCATACATAACAATTTTTCTGGATTATAAAAAGATTTATATTTTGTATTAGATGCGTAATAAAATGCAAGATAAAAATGTAATAATGTATCTATACTTGCAATATAGACTTGTTTATTATCGATAGTAATTTCATTATAAGCATAACAATGGGTAGTTTTATAAATAACACAAACAACTTGACCATTTAATATAACAACATAACTAGGTGGTATAAGTTCATCATACCCCCTTCTTTTTTTTATAACAATATTTGTATGACCAACAAAATCAAGCTGTTCTTTTACAAAATGAGCAACTTCACGAGGATTTTCACATAACGCATCAAAATGGGTTATATCCCCAAATCTTTTTCTTTTATCGACAGATTTCAAATATCTACCAAAAAGTGTATTAACATATCCTCCTAAAAATATAACCCCTTTTTCTATAAGGGCATTTCGTATAACTAAGAAATTGGGTTTATTCAATCCCTTAACCTTTTTTGTATTATTGTTTTTACAATTACTATAATAAAATGGATAAGCTTTATTTAAAATAACCAAACGTTTGAATACTTTTTCCCATCGAGATGGTTGTGATGCAGGTCGTGATAATTCAGCATACATTGAAAGTCTAAGTAAATTGATTGGAGAATAATGAAGACCATTTATTACAATACTATCTTTAAATAACGTATCTAATAATCGTGGATCCATTTGAGTAATGTCTACAACGGGTATGTAATTTACATAAACCTTATACGTGCCTACGTGATTGGCAGTTTTTGCCTGGACATTTTTATACCCTTTTTCATAAAAAATATCACACAATTCCTTGACATTTTTAATTGCATTTGGAGAAAAAACATCATAATCAGGAACATCTACATCTGTATTATAAAACCTCATTTTAGGAGGAAGAATATTATTAATTGCAGTTCCTCCATATATCATAAGTTTATTGTCTAAAATAAAGGATTCAATAATAGTAAATATATTTTTTACAACGGGTGATTGTGCTACTTTTTTAGATAAATTCTTCTCAGCATAATCCATAGCATCTCTTAAAATATTTAATTGACAGTCTTCGAATGACAAATTTTTACAAGATGGTATTTTTATATCTTCGGTTTCACTCTTCATATATATAAAATAAACATAATAATTGAAAATGGTCGGTAAACCATAAAGGGGTATATATTAATGATTAATGATTAATTATAAAAATGATTAATCATTACATACGTATAATATATTACAAACAATGGAATCGTCAATTGTAAATGATGTGTTAGGTGATATTGATATTATGGATATAATAGAATTAGATGATAGAAATTTATTAACAAACAATCGTATAATAAATATGTCAAGAATTGATTGGGGTAAAACGATGGCTGTTTCAAATCAATACATACAAAGAAATATATTAAGATATATGCTTATGCCTTATGGATATTATGTTTATTCAACAGATGATAGTGATATACCAAATATAGATATAAAAAATAATTCACCTGGTTTTGATTTACTTATTATTTCACCCAATGGTGAGCATATACGTGTTCAAAGTAAATTAAGACAGGTCAATGGAAAAAATGATTACTCTCATCAAATTCATTTTGAAACAACAAGGCGAAATAGTGAAAAAAATAAAGATAAAAATCATACAGGACATATATGTTATTCTATGGATGAATTTGATTTGGTTATGATTTCTTTGGTAAATGATAAATTAAATAGAGAAACAATACAAAATTGTAATGCATGGACTTATTCATTGATTCCAATCAAGGACATTGAAGATGTTGAACATAATTGTTGTTTTAGTCATATTAAACCACACGTTTTACAAAAAAATATTATAAAATTAACAGATGATATTAGAACAAAATTAGTATTATAATGTTTATATTGAACTTAAGAACATCTCGCGACCTTTAGGATTTATATCAAATAATATATAATTTCTTTGTGTGTTTATACAAGCTCTACCCAGTGTCCCTGATCCTGCAAATATATCCAAACAAATATCACTTTCGTTTGTATATAATTTAACAATTCTTTCAAGTAATTTAACTGGTTTTTGTGTTGCATAACTTATTTTTTCACCCGATTGTATATTATTTATATCGGTCCAAATATCTCGTAATGGAATTCCTTCCATCTCATCTAAGAATCTTTTAATGCGAGGTATACCATCTTTATTATATTCCAATCTATTTTCATTGTGTAAAACCTCCATTTTACTTTTAGTAACATACCATTGTTTATCTATCCCATTCCAAGAATATCTTAAATTCGGTCTTGGATTAACTTCTGGTTGAGAGTTATATATAGCTGTAGTAACATATTCTTTATTGTGTATAGAACAAAATTTTACATTTGATTTTTTCTTATATTCCTCATCATAACTAAAATACAAAGGGTTGAATGTTTGTGTTGATGATTTTGAATATACAATTATTGTGTCGTGAAATCTGTTTAACTTATATTTATTTTTAGCATTTCCACCAGTTTGCCATACTATCTCGTTTTTAAAATTATTATCACCAAAAACTTCATCACAAATGTTTCTAAAATAATGTGATATTTTGGGCTCAATATGTATAGCAACTGTGCCTGTTTTTTTTAAAATGCGATGACATTCTATGACTCTATCTTTTATAAATTGAATATATTCTTCTTTATTTTTAAACTTGTCATCAAAATCGTAAAAATTCCTACCAGTGTTATAAGGAGGGTCAAAATAAATTAATTCAACTGATTCATTTTCCATTTGTTTTAATAAATCAATATTGTCACCCAAATAATAGTTTCCAATATTGATTATTTGTTCTGTAACAATTTCCTCATTTTTTGGAATTATATCAATAGGTTTAACAAATTCATTTATTAAAGCAATTAATTCCATTTTATTTTTAGATTTACATTTTGTAATTCCAAGTTCAGTGCATTTTAATAAAAGTTCAGTTCTAGAACATTTCAGCATTGTTTCCATTTATTCAAAATATCTATAATATTACTAATTATGTCAGTTGTATTATTTAATTCATTTTTATTACCAATGGTGGTTGTTTGAGAATTATCCATAAAACGAATACAAAAAATAAACATAGCTGTTGTCATATACAAAAACCCCATTGGAATGGAAATTAAAAATCGATTCCAATTCGTTTTTTCCATATTTGATATTTCAAGACAAGGATCTACAATAGTAAAATCGTCTTGACAATATTTTTGTTCTATATATGTCATAAAACAACCATCAAATAGTAAAAATGCAATTGTTATGAAAATTAAATAACCTACTAATAAAATACAAATTGGTTTTGAACAAAATAAAAGCATAATCATTATAGAAAATGGTGCTGAAAAATGAGAAGCGCGTACTATTTCTCCGATACTTTTATTGGACAAACGACCGCTATTAAAATTATCAAATTTTTCAATATTATGTTTGATAAAACATTTCGTATTATCCTTTAATATTTTTTTATACTTATAAAACATCGTTATACTATTTACTAGATAAATGGATTATAAAACTGATGAAAAAACAAATAATTTTACAATATCTGAAATCTTATCAAAGAGTTTAATCAAAAACACTACGTTTTATGTCATTGCAATATACTGTTTGTTTTTATTGAGTAAAAAACAATTATTTAGCATCAAGTTTATACAGTGTATTATTACTTGGATTTTTATTTGTGTGTTTGGTTATTCCATTCATTTAATTTCTCATCAGATTGATTTACGAAATATGTATAATCAAATGGATAATATATTTACACGAAATGAATACATAAATAAATATATGAATTTATTGTTGGATGTTTATGATTTTCACGATAAGATACATCACAATACTGAAGTAAACAAACAACCACTTAATATTTTTTATGAATTTACGATGAACATTTATACACAAGGTATAGGGGTAATTGTATTTATCGAAACTATGAAATTATTGGATTATAATGTAATCATATTATGGGCATTTTTATATGCTACAGTCCATAATATCAATTATTTGTATTTATCACCGACTACACATCGTGATCATCATATCGATTCATCTACGAATTATGGAATTGACACATTAGATATTATTTTTAACAGTAAATATGATGTAAATGACATTGAAGATTTAAATCACGCATCTATAAACTTATTGGTCATAACATACATAATTCTTTATTTTACAAAATCCAAAGAAGAGTAAATATTCATTTATTGATGTTATTTTTGAATAAATAACATCAATTTTTTTAAAATTATTATGTAAATTTTTATTATTTAATTGGAATAGGCCAATCCACCCATACCACTCATAATTCTTAGAACGTTGTAGTTAGTAGCATAGACACGAACCTTTGCAGTCTTGGTTCCTTCAACAGTTGCGTTTGAAAGAACAAGTTGAAGAGTGGCATTATCAATACGGGAGAAGTTGCAAGTTCCAGAAGGCTGGTGTTCCTCGGGGCGAAGGGCGAAAGAGTAGACGTTAATACCTTCATCGGGAGTTCTGGTATGAGCCTGGTAAGGCTGGACATAGTTGAAATAACTTCCTTCGCGTTCAGAGAATCGGTCCTGGCCGTTAAGTTGGAGCTTGGCAACAACAACAGGATTTTGTCCCCAGCAGTGCATATCCAAAGAAGTTTCAGTCAAGACAAAAGTTCCAGCATCAGATACGGTAGAGTTTGTATTGTGATCAACAACCTGTGAAACAGTGGGGGTAGTTCCATTAGGAAGAGTCTGGGGAGGGGTGACAGTCTGTCCACCAAAGTGGGGTTGACTGTATGGGTTGTTGCTTCCGTGCCAGTAGTATCCGGTGAATGCAGAACTGTCAATGTAAGAAGTATCAAGGGCTCCTGCATCCTTGAATAGACCATATGGGTCAATATATTCATATTCTCCGGCAACGGCTCCAGGTCCTCCGAAAGAGTGGATTGCATTGGGAAGAGCATCAATGGCATCAGTGTAGTTAAAGGGTTGTGCACCAAGAACACGGTAGAGGAGAGCATCACAAACAAGAGATGAGCAGTAATCCACGTTCTGATCTGGTTGAACAACCCAGATAAGCTCCTTACAGGGGTGGTTGAAGTTGAGCTTAATCTTGTTGGCAGATGAACCAACCGATTCATCACCCGTGAACTGTAGCTGCTGAATAAGATATTCGTGAGGGTTCTGGGCAAAACGACGTCTCTCATCCGTATCCAAGAAAACATAGTCGACATAAATGGATGCGGCAACCATCGACTGGTTGTATGCGATGGAAGCAGGGACGGGCTTTCCTGCACTCATTTGTTGATTAGAAGCATCAAGGCAGTTTAGAGTAGTAACAGCCCACAAACACTCATCAATGGGGCGAATATCAAGGTTGAACTTGACTTCGTGGTATTGAAGAGCAATCAGGGGTAGAGCAAGACCGGGGTTAGAGCAAAACCAGAACTGAAGGGGGATATAGATAGTAGTTTCAGGAAGAGCATTGCGAGGGGCACAAACTTGGCGAGGGGCAGAAGAATCACAAGGTCCATCAATGGGGGCAAAAGAAGGATCGGTGATAAAGGTGAGTTGAGTGGTGTTTCCAATCATCTTGAAATAACCACGCTGTTGTTCGCTGGTCATAGTAAGCTGATTCCAGATATGCATCCAGTCACCATAATGTCTATCAATTCTCTGACCACCGATTTCAACTTCAATTTGGGCAATAAGCTGCTCTCCTGGGAAATCCAACCAACGGGCATAAACACTGGAGGAGGAACTGGAGTTCTGGGAACCCATAAGTTGGTTAATTTCGGGAAGGACAACCTGGAGATAAGTGCGGTAGCACAAATCTCCATTTCGGCTAATAATACAAGTGACTCTTCGTCCAAAGTCGGCTTGTCCGTTAAATGTCTGTTCGATAGATTCCATTGCAAAATTTGTATAACGTCTATATGTGACTTTCCAGAAAGTGATTTGAGGATTACCCGTAAGATATACATCCTGGGCACCATAAGCTACAAGTTGCATTAAACCTCCTGCCATTGTTTGTTTATACTATTGTAAAAGAAAAAAAAATACACATTTTATTTTTTACCATTAATAACAATATTTTCTCCTTCAAATAATTCGTCCATAATTTCAGAACTTGTAACATTTTCCTTAGATGAAAGGAAAGATTCTTGTGTATTGGTTCCAGAAATACCAACAAGTTCCCCATTTTCGTCAATTGTTTGAGTTAATACATTCCCACTTTTTTCTGCCTTTTCTATGTTCTCACGTATTGCCTTTTCTTTCGCTTCCCTTACTCTTTGATCGAATGCAGTTTTGGCGTTCGCCTCATTCTTTGTTTTTTCGTGGACTAATTTGTTTAGTTCATCTTCTAGATATTCCGTTCTACCAGTTTTATAAGCTTCCGGTTCCCAACATAACCACTGGCCAACCGGTCCGACAAATATATCAAAAGCTGGATCGACTTCTCTTAGAAGTTTACATCGCATCTCTGCCTCTTCTTGTGTTGAAAAGGAACCTCTAATTTTTACTCCTCTAGTAGAGGTTTGGAAATCGTGTTTTTTGTTAAACTCTTGTTCTAATTTTTCTTCATTCATATCCAAAAAATTTTTATAATCGTCGGTTAATCCCCCTTCACGAATAGTTGTTCCCTCCTCTTTCACAAATTCTTCATAATCAGTTTTAAGTGATTCAGGTGGAATATTATATTTATAACTAATAAAATTATTGAATTGTATAAATTTTTCCATAGATTTATTAAATTCCCAATTCTTCAAAAAACATTCAAATAAAAATAGATTTTTATCCTTTAAAATCTTTTCTGGAGAAATAAAGGAAATACAGGCAAAATTTTGACCAGCAATAGGTTTATCTACTTCTAATAAATCCACCATCTTTTGTTTAGGAGAATTGTCTGTGGTTGGATTACCCCGTTTCGGATGTTTATTCTTTTTCGTCATATAAACAATTATTCTATAGATGTTTATATATTTTTTCTTAGATATAATATATAATTATGTCAGTCAACGTTTCTTTGTTAATTGTAAGAATAACAAAATATATTATTATGGGATTGTTAATAGCATCTTGTTGTTATATTATACCTGGTAAAAAGCTAATGGCTGAGGAGGTGGTATTGATTGCTGCTTCTGCTGCAGCAACATTTGCTATTTTGGATACTTACCTACCAGGTGTAGGTATATCAGCAAGAACGGGTGTTGGGTTTACTTTGGGCTCTAATTTGGTCGGAGGATTTATTTAAAACGTATATGCGGATAATCTAATCATAATTAATAGAAATAATATACATATGAATATAGTAGTTAATATTCCACCTATTCACGTAGGAACTGATATAAACAAAATGATTTTCATATATAATGCACTAGAGAAGGGATGGACTGTTAAAAAAAGAGGTGATAGATACTTTTTTAAGAAAAAACATAATAATGAAAGTGGATATTTCAAATCGTCATATATCAAGGAATTCGTAAATTCCATCGTTTCTTGTAAGACTTTATAATCCAAATTTATTGTTTATGAGTAATAGTTTTCATTCACGATTTATTACTCATAAACAATATTTATATAATAGAATTAAATATAAAATTTAGGTAAAATAATATATGCCAACATTTAAACCTAAACCCACAAAAAAAATTATTATAAATAAGAAGGATGCAGTCACATTGGATGAAAAGCATAAAGAATTTATGAACAATTTTATGACAGATGAATGTGTTACAATTCCTAAATTGAAAAAGTATAAGAGGAAATTAAAAAGAAAATTAGATGAATTATTAGAAAAAATAAATATAAAATCGTCTGGTATACGAACCAGTTGTGAATCGACTGATAATGACAATGACGGTGAAAATTTTTACGATGTAGAAGAATGTAATATGAAATCTAATACATCTAGATCATCTCTTATACTACAAGGGGAAAGTGGTGATAATGGAGATGGTGATTATAGTGAAATTATGTATAAATTGTTGGATGATACAGAAGATAATGAATATTACGATGATATTTACAATAATGATGATATAGATACATCGGATTTGCAACAACAACATATGAATACGATAGTTCACAAATTAAAATCACAAGAACAACAACTAAGAATAAAACAAGCAGATACGTATGATGTAATGGGAAAGATAAACACCGTTGACAATATTATGGAATTGAGAGATAATATTGATAATGTATCTAAGGCCATACGTACACTCAAGGCTGAAAAGAAACGGTATATGTTGGATAATATGAATCACGTATTTACTTATTTTGAAACAAAAAAACAAATATCAACTCATATAGACCGCCAAAATAACAAAAAAAATAACGATAAGGTAAGTCTCTTTTTTAAAATATCAAACAATTTACCAAATATTACAAACCAAACATTGGTTGAACATAATATGGAAAGTAAACAAAATACTGTAAATAAATATTTAACAAATGTAGATCCAAGTTTTCTAAATATAGAGACATATACCTACTCGAATGATATATGTGGTACGTGTAATAAAGGTGAAATGATATTAATGGAAGATGATGGTATATTATTATGCAATAAATGTTTTCATAGTGTTCAATATTTAATAGACAACGAAAAACCTTCTTATAAAGAAACACCCAAAGAAGTATGTTTCTATGCGTATAAAAAAATAAACCACTTTAAAGAAATCCTATCACAATTTCAAGGAAAAGAAACTACTAAGATGCCAGACGAAGTTATTGAAAATATCAAACACCAAATAAAAAAAGAAAGGATTGACTTATCAAGTCTTACTTATGCAAAGACAAAGGAAATATTAAAAAAATTAGGGTATAATAAATATTATGAACATATTACCTTTATAAAACAAAAGTTGGGTATACAACCCCTTACAATGAGTCCGGAATTAGAAGAAACATTATGTAATCTATTTATTGATATACAATCACCTTATGCAAAATGTGTTCCAGATTATCGTGTTAATTTTTTGAATTATTATTATGTGTTATATAAATTATGTGAATTGTTGGAAGAGTTTAAATATCTCCCTTATATCCCGTTATTAAAGGATAAAGATAAACTAATAGAACAGGATACGATATGGTGCCAAATGTGTAAAATTTTAGATTGGGAATATATTGCAACTGCTACATAAATCCTAATATTGTCACATTGATCTTATTTTTATTAAATAAGATCAATGTATTTATCCCTAAAAATTATTCTACTGTATGGACTTGATGCACATAGTATAAAAGAGTGAGTTCTGGATGTATAGAATAATATTAATGAATAGTGCATAAGCAAAGGCTCCATAAACATTTCCATCCAACTTTACCCGTTTATCGACCATACTCTTGTATAGCATAAATGCGAATCCAAAAATAGAAATGGCTATACTAAAAATCATAACCAAAGCGAGAATGTAAAAATAATCGCAATAAACTTTTCCAATATTTCCGACTGAATTCTTAGAAAGAATAGACAACATTATTATATTATATATTTAATAAAGATAAAAATCACCATTTTACCTTTTTCACTTTTATTTGTTGTACATTCTTTTTTTTCTTAGATGGATCGTAAACTTCTTCTTCGTCATCTGAATGAATATTTTTAGATAATTCCCAAAACTCCTTACTTCCGAGTTTAAAATCAGAATGAGAATCCGCCTTATACCAATAAACCTGCTCTTGCAATCTATTCGATTTTACGTTATTATCTATCACAAGACACTCATAATTTTCTGTACAATTGTCCATAATTTGACAGAAACTCTCAAATGTAGGAAACATACCCGCATAATTTTCATATATTCTTTTTCTATTTGCGATATATGGTTCTCGTAATATAAAAACATAATCAATATTTGTGCGTAATGTGGGAGGGATTCCTAAAGGATATTGCATTGTCAATATTAACATTACTTTCCAATGTCTTCCGTTCAAAAAAAGTAATCGCATCATTTTATCCCTTGACCAAGAATTATCATATAGACAATCATCTAAGATTACAAATGCACGAGGGTCTATATTACTTTTTTTATATATTTCAACCTCTTTGTTTATTTGTTTCATCACCTGACGTTGACGCTTTAAAATATTTTCTATTATTTCAGTTTTATATTCATTATGAATGAAAAGTTTAGGGACCATTTTTCCATAAAATCCATTACCTTCTTCTGTACCAGCAATGACTGTTCCTATAGGGACATCTTGGTGATAATATAATAAATCTTTTACTAAAAATGATTTTCCACTATCACGGCGACCTATCAAACATACTACTGGCCCCTTACTGTCATTTGTTTTAAATGTTATTTTTTTCATATCGAATTTTTTTAATTCTAAAGTCATAATTATAGATTTAATGAATATTAAAATACAAAGGTATAAAACAAATAACTATATAGGGGTATGTTTAATATTATCCAATATCGAAAAAGAAATAATGATCGATTGTTTAAAAATATTAAGGACGTTTATAATATCGACGGTCTTCAAAATTACATACCTATTTACAAATCAATATTCAATCTAAGTGAAAATAATCATAATAAGATAAATTTGAACACAGACGAAATATTAGAAGATTTTATTGATAATGGTAATGCACATATTATGAATATACATACAAATGAAATACGTTCTTCAGCTATACATATAAAATTTGCACCTATTCTAGACCCATTTCGTTTTATTATGGGAAAATACGTTGACAAAAATGATATGCTATACAACCTACCGATTCATTTATCTGAAAATGATAATATACTCCCAAAAGTGAGTAGTTCTATGAACTCTGCATATACGGATAGTTTGTTTTATTATTTAACTACAAAACTACTGGAAAAATATAATTTTATACACGGTGTAAAATGTTATGGAACTTTTATTGGAATACAGAATAATTATAAATTTACAATTAATGATGATTTGGAATATCTTTCAACTTGTAAATATTTTACGAAAAATTCAAATAAATTATTCAAAGTAGATGATTATACAAAATTATTATCTGATTGTTCATCCACGAAAAGTTCTAAGAAAAAAGAGCATCTAAACATCGATGATTCGATTATCACCGAAGATATAGATAAATTGATTGATTTTACACAATATAATTTCGAGGATACTACAAATAATTCACCGTCTGAAATAATCGAGACTAATGAACAAACATCCATTAATATTGATTCTGATAGTATAGACATTTGCGAAGATTATTCCAATAACAATGGTGATAATGATAGTAATGGTGATGACAGTGAAAGTAGTGAAAGTAGTGAGAGTAGCGTAAGTAGTGGTAGTAACGACAGTGACGACAGTAATAGTAATGCAAGTGGTCGCAAAAATTATGACGAAGATGATGAAAGTGATGTATGGGAAGATGAAAGTGATGAAGATGAACAAGATATTGATGAAGATGTATATGTTACACTTGATAAATTTCCAATTACATTTATTTGTATGGAAAAATGTAGTGGGACATTAGATAAGTTAATTGATAATGATTACTTTGTCACGGATGAAATGTGGTATGCAATGTTTATGCAACTAATAATGATGTTGATCGTATATCAAAAATCGTTTTCATTTACACATAACGATTTACATACAAATAATATAATGTTTATTGAAACCGAAGAAACATATTTGTATTATAATTATAACAATACTGTTTATCGAGTCCCAACTTATGGGAAAGTATTCAAAATTATAGATTTCGGTAGAAGTATTTACAAAGTAAATAATGTAGATATATGTAGTGATAGTTATGATGTGTATGGGGATGCACATACACAATATAATTGCCATCCATTTTTTAATCCCAAAAAGCCAATAGTTGTCCCCAATTTTAGTTTTGATTTATGTCGTTTAGGGACATCTATTTTTGATTATTTAATAATGAAGCCAGGTAAAAATGAAAATATAACACGATTGGTGGAGGAATGGTGTTGTGACGATAAAGGTAAAAATGTGTTATATAAATCAAATGGCGAAGAACGGTATCCAGATTTTAAATTATATAAAATGATTGCAAGAACTGTTCATAATCATTTACCAGAAAATCAATTAACCAGGGAATGTTTCACCGCGTTTGCAATAAAGACAAATGAAACATACACGAATATGTTGAATATAGACATAATACCCTCTTTTTTTAATGATCCATAAATTCAAAATCTTTGTATAATATATTAATATACTATGTCAAACAACGCAGAATCTGAAAATTTTACTCCAAATACACAAGGATGTGACTCAATTCTTTGTAAATATAACGTAACGCGTGATGGCGACGACGCCGTATCTTATAAGAAGGCTATGCAAACATTACAATCTACACTAAGAAAGGATAAATATGATGGTAATGGTATTATGGCACAAAATGATCCCCTTTATAAAAATTTATCAAGATGTATTGGTTTCTTTAATAGTGATAAGACCCGTTTTCCGTCACAACAAAAATGCAAATCGTTAAAATCTGGTGATACTTCTAAACCTAAAGCTACTACGAGTACATTTAACCAATCACGCACTTCTCAACCAAGTGCTAATCAAGGTCGTCGCGAAGCTCCAAGTTATAAAATAAAAGAGTTGATAGAAAACACCACTAAACTATGTAAATATAAATGTGATTATTTCGTACGTGTTATGTCCTATATCAATAACATTAAAAGAAATTTGGAAATATTAAAAGGAATTAAGAATTTACCTACAAGTGTTAGTAATTCAATAAATACACTTATCCTTAAAACATCCCAAATTCAAATTAGATATAACAGTATTTTAGCAGATACAACAACATATAGACTTCATAGGAAGGTATTACTGGAAGAAGTAAATAAGTATTTAGCTTTTTCAAAAACAGGTAATAATTCTTTTAAACAAAAACAAGCAAAGGAAGATGCAAAACGTGCAAAGGAACAACAGAAACAAGCAAAGGAAGACGCAAAACGTGCCAAGGAGGATGCAAAACGCGCAAAGGAACAACAGAAACAAGCAAAGGAAGACGCAAAACGTGCCAAGGAGGATGCAAAACGCGCAAAGGAACAACAGAAACAAGCAAAGGAAGATGCAAAACAGGCAGAAAAACAGGCAAAGGAAGATGCCAAGAGGATGAAACAGGCAGAAAAACAGGCAAAAGATGCAGAAAAACAAGCAAGAGAAACTGAAAAACGTGCAAGAGAAGTAGAAAAACGTGCACGGGAAGAAGAAATACGCGCAAGAGAATCTGAAAAACGTGCACGGGAAGAATCTGAAAAACGCGCACGAGAAGAATCAGCACGTCTAAGAGAAGCAGAAAGGATGAAAAAAATGAAGCAACAACATACTAATACAAAACGTAATTCATCACCCCCTCGCAATGATTCTAAGAAAAAACGATGCCCAAATGGAACGAGACGTAATAAAAAAACAGGAAATTGTGACGCGTATAATAAGTAATGATTATTTTATACGAATAAATAAAATATTTACAAATATTATATGTCGAAGAAATCACATCCAGAATCAGATCCACAATATAAACAAGCCATTAAACTATTAAAAGCTGATATAAAAAGTCTATCCATTATGACAACTAACTTGTATTCTGAAGCAAAGGAACTTGTTCCTGCAATATCAAAAGTATCTAAATTTAAACAAGAGTATGATATTAATCACGGGGAACTCGACGTATTAGATGATGTTGATAAAATAGTCAACAAGTTTGGTTTTACAGAAATTATTACTTCAGATATGGAACATATTGCAAAAACATTGTGATATTACATCATTAATTTTATATATTAATGATGATGATGAATAAAAAGTATGCGGATAAACTATATATTAAATAATATTATTACAATACAAATAATATTATTTATGAATGTGTATCTAATAGCATCTATAATAGCTTGTGTCTATTTTATTACAAAAATAATAGAAATGAATTTTG